GTCCATGGCGCCCTTGAGACCGTCGACAATCATTTTCCGATTCGCCTCCAGGCCCGGAACTAAGAACGGTCGCGGCGGAATATTGTTCACGGGCGAACCGTTCTCATGCACAAAGCGCAAAAGGTGGTTGCTCGGGCCCCCGTCGTTTCGCTTATCGCCCGTGGAGCCTGCCGCGATACCGACATAAACGGCAGTTTTCGCCAGACGCTGCAGTGCTTGGTTCAACCCGCCGTCACGTCGCGCCATGGAAACAGAGATCGTCTTTTTCATATCTGCCTGGCTCCTGCTCCGAACAACTGAATCAGCTGCCACAACTCGCGGCCGTAGGCTGTGAGATTCCATGAGCCGGCGCCCTCCTCGGATGAGGATGAGGTGTCGTAGCTCACGGATGCACCGTCTACAGACATTGATGTGACCTGAGCTAGCGCGGAGGTGTCTCCGCCGTTGTCGCCGTCTGCTGCAGATCCCCGGAGCTTCAGATAATGGGCCGTGTAAAGACCCATTACATGCGCCCGGATCTCGGGATCAGGCCAGGTTTCTTCCGAAAAAAATTTAGCGGCTAAAGCTAAACGCGCCTTAACCGCTATGTCCGGATAACTGTCTGAATCGATCTCCGGAAATAACTTGCGAAATTCCTCAAGCGTCAGAGGCTGGTTTAACATTTTCAGCCTCCTTCACAGTTGTGGTCTTTTTCGCATTTTTCTTTGGCGCCGGTTTTTCCTTCGCTTCCGGCTCAGCCTTTTCCTCGACCGGTTCCTCTACCTTTTCCTCAGCCTCAACCGGCTTTTCTTTCGCCGGAGGCGTGATGTCGATATACGTGGCGAGGTGTGCTTGCAGATACGGGTGAGCCGCGACTGCGTCCTCAACCTCGTAGGACTGCTGAGGGCCCATATTCAGAACCAGCGGGCAACGAACTGTAATTCGTTTCATAAAGCCTCCTTAACCTGCGGATACTGCTGCCAGGTCGGCGTAGTAAACCATTTCCGGTCGAACGAACCCGACGCCGCCGAGAGCTGCAAAGTACGGAACTGCCTGCTCGAAATTGCGGTACTGAACCGGTAGAGAGGCAATCGGAACCAGCGGGAAGCGGACCACGTCCACTGCCTTTGTGTAGGCCACAATTCGCGGCGTAGAGAACAAGCTCGTATCGGCCAGCCAGCGCACAGGGCGAATGGTCAGCGTACCGCCGTTAGCAACGGAGAGGTTATTAGCCTCAACGTAGCGCAGCAGGTTCATTTCGGTATTGGTCAGCTGTGTGCTCACCAGTTTGCCGAAAATTGCCGGGGGAACCAAAAGGTTCTTCGGAATGCGGTTGTACTGCGTTGCCTTCCAGGCCTTTTCCAGGATGTTATTGAAGTAGCCGATAACGGTCTTCACATCGGTGGAATCGGTCCAGGTGCCGACATTTTCATGCGTTACCTGATCGGAATTGAGCAGGCCTTTGACGCCCACTTCGTCATCCCCGACATAGACCTGAGTGTCGATATCGAGCTGATGCTTCATGCGCATAGCAGAGTGTTTCTGCGCATCGATCGGGCGACCTGCCTGCATAGCCTTCTGGAGCTCGAAAATCGTGTAAGCGACCTCCATGCCCCAGAGTGTCAGCGGTGTGGCAACCTTCTTCAGAGAAACAGAAACGCGGGCAGGCGTGGAATCCGGGCCCTTAATGAAGGACTTTTTACCCGCACCTGTGCCGCCGAATCCGCCCATGTATTCAGACTGAATGAAAGAAGAAACCTCATCGGCGATCGTGACATCGTCGCGCAGGTCGATATCCCTGCCATATGTGAAATCCGCGATCGGTTCATAAACACGAGCATCCAGGCGCTCGAGCTCACCGACCAGGAATGCGCCGGTAGCGGAGATTGTTTCAGCGTCAGCAAAACGTCTTGGCATTTTTTGCTCCTATTAGATGTTGAATGCGATTTCGGCCAGGCCCGCGTCATCCTTCGCGCCCATAAACACGCAGTTAGGAATCGCCGTGGCGCCTTCCGCCTTAGTGGCTGTAACGCCCTTGTTTGCGGCGTCGAGATAGACAGCTCCGCCCGGCGCCGGTGTGCCTGCGGCGCGCACAGCAACGTAACCGCGGCGCAGGATGCAGACAAAAGCGTCTTTCGGCCAGACCTTTCCATCCGGTCCCACCTGGCGATAATCGCGAACTGCGATACCGTAGACCTTGGAGGCATCAGAGGCCGGAGTGGCCTTGCCGGTTGTGGTCAGAGAAACCAGAACGCCGTCATCGGCGACCGGAGTTGTTGTGTCGTTCTGTTTGACCTCTGTGGTGTAGTCAAACATGCCGCGAGTGATATCGCCGGCAGAACCGCGAGGCATAGATGTGCCAATGAACTGAGACATTATTTAGCTCCCCAAAAATCGTTAAGTTTTTTCTGGACGTATGCGATCGAGTTGACTGAATCCTCAGCGCTGTCGCCGTAGCGTGTACCGCTGGCCTTCGGATTCTTTCCGGACTTAGACATAGCGACGGCCGCCTTAAAGGCGATATCCAACGCTTTGCCGTCGAGCTCAGAGGAATCGCCGAACTGCTGGACGCCGGCCCCTTTGAGCGCAGTGCGCATAACGCGCTCGATCTGATTACGTGTGAATTTGCCGCCCTTGGCGTCGCCCACGGGTTTCTTCATTCCCGGGCAAAGTGCCTCAGCGTCGCCGATGATGGCCTGAGCGTCAGGATCGTCGATCAGCTCATCATCACCAGGGTCAACGGTGTCATCCGGCGCCGGGGGCGTATCTGCGTCACCCACAGGTTTCTGAGTTTGGGCCTTGGCAATGGCTGCCACTGCGGCCTCGAGTTTGGCAAGGCGCTCCTCAAGTGTCGGCGTGGGCGCCGGTGTCGGAGCAGGAGCGGGCGTCGCGTCAGGTGCTTCGCCGTCCTGAACCTGGAGCTTGTCCACTTCCTCGTTAAATGCATCCTCGTTTCCGTCGCGGAACAATTTCCGCAGGCGGGTCTTTAAGCTAGTTGTCATGCTTCCGTCTCCAATTTTGCAGCCCGAGCATCGGGCTGATACCACTAGAGCAACGTGGTTCCCCACGATGCCAATTTGCTCAATCCCCTCGGGTGTTTCCTGCGTATCCGCGTCATACCCGCATGAGACTTCCTTCAAATCCCCGCTCTCGA